GCTCTGGCATTGCTGCAACCCCTTTGTTCAAAGAAGGTACGGTTAGGCGTAAGTCCGCCGCAACTAATATAGGCTACCGACTTCCGTCCAGTACAATTTATACTGGTCGAGGCGTCAGCGAGGTTAAACTCGAGGTAGTCTATAGGACCCGATGGAGAGCGTATATGAACCAAAACGTTCTTCTTCAGTGTCTAGCTGCACACGGCGTACTTAATCCTCCGGCGTTGATGTGGGAGTTGACACCCTTCAGCTTTGTCGTAGATTGGTGGTTTAACATCGGTGACGTACTGTCATCGATGGATAACCTCATTATCTGCGACAAACTGATGGTTATTGATTCTTCATCAACAAAGTACTTTGAATATGTGACCCCAAATGGGGACTGGCAGACTCTGAGTAAGGCCACAGCTTTCTATCATAGGCGCACCGACGTTCGTGGTGCTCCTACGGAGATTTCTCGTGTCTCTACTCTACAGTATAAGCCTAGTCTTTCACTTGGGCACATTCTCAATGGACTCGCCCTTTTGTATGTTGCAAAGGGACGCCTCTTTTAACTTCATCATTATAGGTATACAACCCTATGGCGGCTATTGCCCCTATCACCATCAACGATGGTCAAGCCACTCCTGTGGCCGTTACGTTCAATCCGGAAAACCAGACTCCGGGCGCTTTTACCTTCGTGGACCGTACTTCGGGTGTCGCGATCGGCTTCCGCCGTATCTCGATCTCGAACAAGTTCGCACAAGGCGGCGCCCTGGTTAACCGGGCGAAGTTCGCTGTTGAGTATCCAGTCACCTCTACGGTGAATGGCATTACTTCGCAGGCTTACGTGCTTCGCGCTAACGTGGATGTCATCCTGCCGGTGGCCTCTACCGATGCTGAGCGCAAGAACCTGTTCGCTTTCTTGTCGAACGGTCTGGCAAACACGCTTGTGCGTGGCGCCGTCCGCGATCTTGATCCTCTCTACTAACTAGAGAGGGGCTGATCATGACCAGAAAGCCTAGGTTGAACCTGGCTGCTCGTACCTTTAAGGTCGAGCTTGGGACTTTCTTGCGCACGTGCGAGTCTGTTGGAACGGCTCGCGCGTTATGCTGCTACCTTTTGGCCGAGGCAGAAGAATGGGACCAGTATCTGGATTTGTCTACTCCAGATTTTGATTCTCCAACCTTCGCTGATGACTATCTGGTAACAGAAGCACTTCGGAAGAATCCTCATCTCAAAACGTCGTACGACCCGCGTAAGCAGGCCGTGCAATCGTGGTGGGATGCTGAGAAGCAGTGCGCTGAGACCAATAACCGATTAGTATCCTATATCCAAGGTGGCGTCAGCCCTCTTGACAGGAGAACAAATGAAGTTATTGCTCGAGCACAGCAGATCATTTCTGATTTACTCGGTCCGCTTACTCGCAATGATTTGGAGTTTGCAGAAGAGCATTTCAGATATGGACCCGGCGCCACGTCCAGTGTTGCAGGTAACGATGTTGTCGCTAGCAAGAAATACACATGCTCCATGCATGTTACACCTCGCCTTTACCCGTATTGGAGAGCTCTTGCTCCACGTTCTTCGCAGGACGTCGAGCTCAGAGCTTCCAGTCGGGTAACTTTCGTTCCAAAGACCTCTAAAACCGATCGCGCTATAGCGATTGAGCCTCATCTGAACATTTATGTTCAGCTTGGCATTGGCGCTTTGCTGAAACGAAAGCTGAGACGTTATGGAATCAATCTTGATAACCAGGCTGCTGTGAATCGCAACTTGGCTCGAGATGCCATTACAAAGGGTCTAGCAACAGTCGATCTATCTTCCGCGAGTGATACAATCTCGAGTGAGTTAGTTTGGCTGCTTCTGCCATTTGAATGGGCCTCCTTACTGGACCTAGCTCGTACAGAATATAGTACGATCCAAGGCCAAGAAGTTCGGCTTTCCAAGTTCTCTTCGATGGGGAACGGTTACACGTTCGAGCTAGAAAGTATTATCTTTCTAGCCCTAGCGCGTGCATCCGGTGATAATAATGCTGTCTCTTTTGGAGACGACATTATCCTTCGCCGTGAATGTTTCCCTACCTTACAGAACGCCCTATCTTTTTTAGGGTTTAACGTCAATAAAAAGAAAACGTTCGTGGCTGGACGTTTCTTTGAGAGCTGCGGACATGACTACCTTGACGGCATGATGATCAGACCCTTTTACTTAAAAGGTGATTACCATGCGTATTCAACGGCCTGCGTCCGTATCGCTAACAAGATACGGAAGTATAGTCATCAGCGCAATTGTGGTGATGGTTGTGACATTCGTTTTATTCGCGTCTGGAGCTATGCTCGTAGAGCATGTCCAGTTGCTAGTACAACGTACGTCCCAATCGGTTTTGGGGACGACGGCCTCATCGTTAACTTCGACGAAGCCTGTCCATCAATCCCAGACCACGGTCACGACGGGTACATCGCAAGAGTTATCCGAGAAAGAGTGATAATCTATGATTCTCACTCTTCGGAGGGTGCTCTTATGCATGCGCTTCATCGTGGTGCTTTTGAACAAAAGAAGTCGGTCGAAATGACCCGACGGTTCAAAACCACAGCTCTCGG